GCCCGACACCCCGTAGTTACCGCCGGCGATCGAGCCGTCCGGGGTGAAGCTGCCGCCGCTGGCGTTGAGCGCGGACAGGGCCACCGTCTGGGGGGCGGGGAGAACCCCGAACCCGGTGATCGCGGCGGCATAGTGGGCGCGGATCCGCCACGCGGGGAGGACCGAGCTGAACACCGCCCAGTGGGACAGGGCGACGTTCCCGCCGTGCTGGATGTCCGCGGGGGTCGACCCGCCTGCGGTGTTGCCGTAGTCGCCGCACAGGGTGAGCCACGTCCACGCGGAAGTCATGGCGCTGACGGTCCCGCTGGCCGCCGCGGTGAGGCCGCCGTCGACGTACACCGCCCAGGTGGTGGTGGTGAGCTGCAGGTCCACGCAATGCCAGCTATTGCTGCGCAGGTCCGAGGACGTGTAAATGGCGTGCGAGGTGGGCGTGGTGCCGTTGTAGGTGATCAGTTGCAGGTGGCCGGAGATGTCGAGTTGAAGGATCGCGACGGGCGCCGAGCCGGTTGACAGGGTGGCGAGGGTGAGGCTGGTGTACGGCTGGCCGCACACCGGGGTGGTCGTGCCCGACCCGCTGTCGAAATAGCCCTGTGACGTCGCGAAGAAAACGGGATCGAACCAGCCTTTGAGTGTCACCCCGCCGGACAGCGGCGGGAAGCCGGGGTCGTTGCAGGTGAGATACCAGGCGTTCGCGCCCGTGTTGCCGAGCGCGCCGGACTGCTGCCACGCCGCGGACCCGGGCGACGCGGTGACCGGGTTGGAGGTGGCGTAGGACGACGGGGAGGACTGGGGGTCGCCGTACATCCAGCCTTGCTCGGCGGCGACGGCGTAGGTGGCGACGCTGAGGCCGCCGGAGTTGATGCCGCTGGTGGTGTAGGCCGCCCCTCCGGTCACCCCGTTCGGGCTGGGGGTGATGTTCAGGACGTTCGCGTTACCCGCTGCGCTGTTCCGCAGGCTGACCGGCTGGACGCCGCCCGCGAGGGGCTGGTCGTCCATCGCCCACCAGGCATACGGGCTGTCCTGCGCGATCTCGCCCCGGTACGGCGTCGGGCAGTTCCCCCCGACGACAGACCAGATGTCGGCGAGGGAGGTGTCGAGGTAGTTCCGCCACGCGTCGTTGCGGCGTTCCTCGAACTCGAGCGTGTTCCGCTGGATGACGTACCAGCGGTTGATGACCTGTCCGCTGATGGTGCCGAGGGCGCAGCGGAGCCGGATCGGCGTGCCGGTGGTCACGTCGGGGTAGTAAGGGCTCGCGCTGTTGCTGGGCGCGAGATAGCCGTCGGCGTTGTCGAGCTGCGTGCTGCCGGTACTTGACTGGAGTTGCCCGAGCCGGTAGGGGACGCCGCCGGAGTCGGCCCACCCCCAGAGCCGTTTCGTGGTCCCGTGTGAGGCTGCGGAGTCGTTGAGGACGGTCCACGTGAGTTCGTCGGCGGGGGTTTCGTAGCCGCCGCCGAGCGCCATCTCCAGGATCGTCCGGCCCGCCCAGCCGGGATTAGCTCCGGCGGGGATCGGTGACGCGGCGGCGAGTTCCACGCCGATGATGACCCCGGACAGGTCCGTAGCCGACCCTGCGGTGGCGGTCGCCGACGTTGAGGTGACCGTGGACGGCAGGCACGCGGAGGTCAGCACCGCATCGCAGGTGTGATCCACGCCGTTGGTGGCCGTGACGGTCACCAGGTCGTACCACGGATTGCCGGGCGCGAACACCTGCGACACCGCGTTACTGTCCCCGCAGAACGCGGCGATGACGAACGCGGGAGCCGCCGGGGCGCCCAGCGTCAGGTTCAGGCTCGTCGCACCGGCCGCGTAGCCCGCGCTGATGCCCGTCACGACATCCCACGGGCCGATCCCCGCGACCTCCACGACGAGGACAGCCATGCCCGCCACGGCGCCGTTAGGCGCGGCGTAGACGTCGTTGGCGGTCCTGGCGAGGTTGGCGGTGTACCAGACGGACGTGCGGGTGTTCCCGCTCGAGGTGGACACCGCCCAGTCGGACGTGGTGACGTCCCCGGGGCGCCAGAAGCTGTGGATGTCATCCGCGTCGCCCACTGTCGCGGCGGCGAGGCCGTCCTGGTTCCATCCGGCGATGCAGAACAGCCAGTTACCTGCTGTCGGCGTGCCGCTGCCGCCGCCTACCGAGGTTCCGGAGTCCAGCGCGATCACGGTCGACTGGAGCGCCGGGGGGCTGTTCCCGAACGTGGCCGGCTGCGCGAACGTCGCCGCCCACTGGTTCACGACCCGCGCCGGGATGGGTGCCCCCGTGACGGAGGCGAGGCCCTTGAACGCGGAGGCAACCTTCTTGGCGGTGCCCATGCCCCCGGTCGCCGCCGCGTACCCGTAGGGGGTGATGGTGATGACAGCCCAGGTGATGATGACCTGACCGGCCGCCCCGCTACCGCCGGCGTGGCTGGAGGACAGGTCCCCGCCGCCGCCGCCGCCGCCGCCCGGGGCGGTTCCGGCGCTTCCGGCGCTGACGTCGTTCCCGCCGGCGCCGCCGTTCCCGCCACCCGAAGGTGCGGTGCCGCCCGCAGCCCCGGAGGTGCCGCCGCCTGCGTTGCCTCCCGCGTTCCCGCCGCCGGCCGTCCCGGCTGAGGACCCGCCGCCGGCGCCGCCTTTACTCGTCCCGGTGATCCCCGCGCCGCCCGCACCGCCGGCGTACGCCTGCGTGTTGGATCCCGCGGTACCCGCGGCGCCGGCGGTGGTCCCCGACCCGCCCTGACCGTAATTGGCCTGGACGGTGACCGACCCGCCCGTCACGGTGGTAGCGGTACTCGTCCCGCCCGAGCCGATCGTGATGGTGAGGGTCGTGACACCCGGCGTGACGCCACCAAGGGCAGGCTCACCGCCGAACGCCCCGCCGCCGCCGCCAGCGCCGGAGTGGCTGCCGGACAGCGCCGCCGCCCCGTTGCCACCCTCGCCCCACGCCTGGACCTGACACGAACCCGGCTGCATGTTCGAGGGAGCCGCCCAGGTGCCCGACGAGGAAAAGACCTGATTCGGCAAGCCCCGGCCACCACCTCTCGCGGCGACAGCGGGGGGCGCTGGTCGGGTGGCTTACAGGATCAAACGCGGCGAAGCATGGCACTGGCTATCTGGCGCTGCACAGGCGGATCAAATCATGGACCAAGTCCCGCTGCTCACCGCGAACGTCCCCGCGCCGCCGAACGTCTCCGGCGTGATGGCCTGCACGTACCCCGACCCGTCCCCGGACAGCGTGATAGCCGCCCCGCCGTTCGTCGCCGAGAGCTGAAACGAATCGGACGACGGGGATTTCGTCCAGTAGATCGTCCCCGCCGTGAGCCCGCTCGGCAGCGTCGACCCGCCCGTGTTGAACACTACGACCTGCGTGTTCGCTGCGTAGCTTGAGCCGGGAGCCAGCAGTATCGACGTGGATGATGGCGCCGAGAAGGCGTAGGCTGTGGCGTTGCCCGCAGGGACCATGCCCGCGAACGTGCCGCTAGTCGACGCGTTCCAGAACCCGACGAACGCTACGGTGGTCGAGGCGGGCGCGTTCATGTTGTACGGCGTCCCGGACAGCGCGATGGAGTTCGAGGACGCCGACCCCCACGTGACCGCCACCCGGGCGTAGGACCCGCCGATCAGCTCATTCGCGCCCGACGCGGAGTAGGCCGAGTGCAGTGACATGTAGGTGGCGTCGTTCGCTGCCCAGTAATTGAGCAGCGCATCGGCGGTGGTGGTGCTCAGTGGCATGGCTTACATCTCCTCAGGTCGCGCGCCCTGGAAGGTTCCAGCCGCCTTGCCAGTTGTTGTTGGACTTCTTGAGCTGGAGCGACTGCATCTTGGTCAGCAGGTCGTTCTCAGTGGTCACGGAACCCTGGATCGTGATCGCGTAGTGGTTGTGCACGGTCACGCCGCCCCCGCCGCCACCACCGTGGCCGCCGGCGAACCCGGGGTGGAACGCGCCCGCCGCCCGCTGCCCCATCCGCCCCACCGCAGCCTCCGCGACCCCCGACCCCGCATCCACGCCCATCGCGAGACCCTGCGGCAACCCCACGCCGATCTCCCTGAACACCAGCGACGGGGAATGAGACTTCAGCGCGCTCCTGATCGTCGACACGATCTGGTTAGCGAGCTGCTGGATCGCCGCGTCCACATTGCCGAGCTGCGACTTAATACCCTCCGCGAGACCCTGACCGGCCTGGACACCCGCCTGGTACATCGCCGGGCCGCCCGCGTCGCCGAGCTTCGCCGCCGACGAGTGGATCTGCGCTTCCAACTGGTTGATCTGCTGGATCGCGGACTTATTACCCACCAGCCCCGACGTGATCGGGAGCCCCGACGACGCGCCGCCCTGGACCAGCTGATTCAGGGAAGTCGCATTCAAGCCCTGTTTCTGGAGTTGGCCGATCTGGGTCGCGAATGCTTTCTGGTCGGCGGCCATCGACTGCAACCCCTGGATCGACGCGTACGGTGACAGCGGCCCGCTGGAAGCGGCGAGCGCCGGGGTGTACGTGGCCGCGTTCATGATGCTCGCGTTGCTGATGGCCTGCGTGGCGATCTGCTGGGAGTCGGTGATCTCCGTCTCCAGCGCTGTCCGCTTCGCCGACAGGGCCAGCAACTTCGCCTGGTCGGCCTTCAGGAACTTCACCAGCGCGGAGTCTTTGCCCGCGTAGCTGATGCCCTTCGCGATGGCATTGTCGATCGCGGTGACGTCAGCGGCCTTCGCGACCTGCTTCCCGAGCGCCTGGGATGCGGCGGTGACAGCGGCCTGCCCGCCTTCCAGGCCCACCACGAGACCCTCGACCGCAGCCTTGCCGGTCTTCTCCGTGACCTTCGACGGTGACTTGACCTGCAGGGCGTTATTCATCGCGGCGGACACTTGTGAGGCGACCTGGTCCGCGGCGGCTGTGGCGGTGCCCGCGTTGCCGATGAGGCCCGACGCGAGGCCGTCGTCCAGAGACGCGCCGTCCGCCGCCGCCTTGGCCTTCGCCGCCGCCAGCGCCGAGAGGTCCGGCGAGGCCATCTTGACCGGCTGCTGAAGGGGAGCCTGAGTGGCCACGTGGATCCCGGCCGCCGCCTGCGCTGCCCTGCCCTTGGCGTCGGCGAGCGCGGACATTTCCGGTGAGGGGATCTTCGACACCTTGGCATTGTTCAGCGCCGCATTGATCTGGTTCATGTCGGCCTGGGCCTTGGCCTTCGCCTGCTCCAGCGCCGAAATGTCCGGGGCGGGGAGTTTCGCGGCCTTCGCTGTCGAGAT